GGTGACTATGTTATCGATAGTGTTGCTGAGATTCGTAAAGATGCTATGGTATTCCTCTCACCACAGAGGGCTGCGGTAGTTAACAACGAAGGTTCAGAAACTACGTCAATCATATCAGTATCCGACCTCAATGCATATACTCGTTCATCTTATGCGGTATATGACTCAGGTTGGAAGTACATGTACGACAAGTACAATGACCGTTATGTCTATATTCCGTTGAACGGAGACATCGCTGGTACATGTGTTGTTACCGACAAGGCCGATGACCCTTGGTTCTCGCCTGGCGGACTCAACCGTGGACAGATTAAGAATGCAATTAAACTTGCATGGTCACCCAATAAAGCAGAGAGAGACACACTGTATTCAAAAGGTGTCAACCCTGTAATTTCAACGCCTGGAAATGGTATCGTTTTGTTTGGTGACAAGACAATGCTTGATGCACCAAGTGCGTTTAATAGAATTAATGTTCGTAGGTTGTTCATTGTCTTAGAGAAGGCAATTGCTACTGCTGCTAAATTCCAACTATTTGAGTTTAACGATGCGTTTACAAGGGCACAGTTTACTGCTCTAGTAGAACCTTTCTTGCGCGATGTGCAGGGAAGACGAGGCGTTTATGATTTCCGTGTAATCTGTGACGAAACAAACAATACTGCTGCTGTTATAGACGCGAATGAGTTCAGGGCTGACATCTTTGTTAAACCTGCTAAGTCTATTAACTTCATCACACTTACGTTTGTTGCGACACGAAGCGGAATATCGTTTGAAGAACTCGGTGGTTAAGACATATAAATAGATTTAAGTTAGGAGAAAAAACAGATGAACATTGAAGAATTCAAATCCAGACTCGGAGCCGGAGGAGCGAGACCCAATCAGTTTAGGGTCAAGCTCGCCTTTCCATCATATGTAACTGGTGTTGACCCATCATATAGTTTGCTCGTAACAGGGGCATCTTTGCCTGCATCCAATGTAAACCCTGCTATCATTCAGTATCGTGGTAGGGAGATTAAACTTGCAGGCGAAAGAATTTTTGACCCTTGGACAATCACAGTAGTTAATGACTCTGATTTTAGTTTACGCGCACCCTTTGAAGCTTGGATGAACGGTATGAATGACCGCGCAACCAACGAAGGTATCACACTTAGTCCCTCACAGTACCAGAGTGACATTGTAGTAGAACACCTAGATAGGAATGACACAGTATTGGCCAATGGTTCTTATACATTGCGGAATGCGTTTCCTATTCAGATGTCAGAAATTGCATTGAACTATGCACAGAATGATATCTTTGAAGAATTTACAGTAACATGGCAATACACACATTATGATGTAGTTTAAACTACGAAATTGAAGAAGGTATAAAATATTATGGAATTGTTTGGATTAGATATATCCAGAAAATCATCAAAGACGGAAAAATCTTTTGTTCCGCCACACGATGATGGGAGTTTGGAAAGTATAAAGGCGGGGGGTTATTACGGTACTTACTTTGATATAGAAGGTACTGCTAATAACGAAACCCAGCTGATTAAACGATATAGGGATATATCGATGATGGGTGACGTTGACGCAGCCATTGAGGATGTTGTCAACGATGCTATCGCAAACTTGGATGATGAGAAACCTGTCAAGTTAAATCTTGATAAGGTTAATCAGGGCGCAGCAGTTAAGAAGGCTATCTTCACAGAGTTTGATAGTGTTCTTAGGATGCTGGATTTCAACACAAGGGCCCAAGACTATTTCAGACGATGGTATATTGACGGACGCATTTTCTTTCATAAGGTTGTTGACACAGACAAACCAAAAGAAGGAATAAAAGATGTTCGTTATGTTGACCCAAGGAAAATCCGAAAGGTCAGAGAGATTACTAAAGGTAAAGATAGTAAGACCGAAGTTACTCTCGTTAAAAATGTAGATGAGTATTTTGTATTCGATGAAAAAGGGATTGCTGCCAACTCAGGTATGTCATATCGGTCAGATACCGCCAATGACAAGGCAATCAAAGTTAACAAAGACGCTGTTACATATTGTACATCAGGTCTAGTTGACCAAGATAAGAATATACCTTTATCTTATCTTCACAAGGCGATACGCCCTGCGAACCAATTGAGAATGATGGAGAACGCAGTTGTTATTTATCGCATCACACGCGCTCCCGAAAGACGAATTTTTTATATAGATGTTGGTAATTTACCCACTGGTAAAGCAGAACAATATCTAAAAGATGTTATGTCTCGTTACAGAAACAAACTGGTATACGATAGTGATACTGGTGAGATACGAGATGACAAAAAGATGATGTCAATGTTGGAAGACTTCTGGTTGCCACGCAAAGAGGGTGGTCGAGGCACAGAGATTCAAACATTGCCAGGCGGTGCCAACTTAGGTGAGATTGAAGATGTGGTTTACTTTCAAAAGAAACTATATCAATCTCTGAATGTACCTGTTTCCAGATTGGAACAACAGGCAGGATTAAACTTTGGTAGGTCTGCTGAGATTACAAGGGATGAACTTAAATTTACCAAGTTCGTTTCAAAGTTGAGAACTAGATTTAGTGGCATATTTGATGACATACTAAAGACTCAACTTATATTGAAGGGTATCATCACCGAAGATGAGTGGCCAGATATTAAACACGACATACAGTATATGTTTGCACAGGATGCTTACTATACAGAATCTAAAGAACAAGAGATTCTTAGGAGTCGGTTAGAGATATTAAACAATGTTGCACCATTCGTAGGTCAACTGTTTAGTAAGGATTACGTCCAGAGAAACATTTTAAAGTTCTCTGACGAAGAGATAAATATCATTGATAAACAGATTGCATCTAGTGCGACTGAGAATGAAATAACTAATGGAGAGTCAGATGAGTGAAGTGGATAACGTGGAAGTAGAAATTGCCGATACAATAGACCCACAAGATTCTATCAGGAAAATGATGGACAAATGGGGCGATGGTGATTACACTGGTGCCAATGATGAATTTGCAGTTGCTATGGGACAGAGAGCAGATGAATTAGTATCTGCTAGGAAAGAGGAAATCTCTACTGCGATTTTCAATGACCAAGAACAACAGACCGAAACCGAAACAGGAGAGGGAAATGAAGACGTTTAAGGAACTACGCGAGGGTGCATCGGTAGAAAAACCGAAGTTGGCAGAACCTACCGCTAACCACCCAGCAAAAGATGGTTCCAAGGGCGATGTCACTCCCCCGAAACAAGGAAGTTCAGATGACTCTGCCCGCCAGTTTGCAGACCACCACATGTGTGCATCCAAAGTAGTTCATCCTAAGTACGGCACTGGTAAACCTTTAGTGGGCGAACATGCTGTACCAAACAAAGATGGCGATGTTGCTTGGTATAGGATAATGTTTGAACACGGAGTAGAGATGTGTGAAACCTATGCGTTAGAAGTAATCGCGGAAGGGCCTCACGCTAATCATTACTCCAAGAAAAAGAATTAGGAGAAAGTAAATGGCCGTTATCCAAAATGTTTTAAAACTTACACAAACACATGGCGTAGTCGCAGTTCGCGGCACTAATGCATCATCCACTATCGCTTTAGCATCTACACTAAAGAAATCTACGGAGACACAATCATCTCCGAAAGTTGATATTAAAGCTATACACTGGTCGTTAGGTGCTGCTGGAGTTGCTACCATTACTAGAAACAGTGTGGTTTTATATGATTTAGCGGAAACTGGAACACTAGAATTTCATGGATTCTCAGATAACCATTTGAACACAAACGACATTGTGGTTGCTATAACCAACGCTGGTTCTGGTACGGTCATTGTAGAGTGTGCAAAACTTTCTGGTTACGGTTCACAACAACATCAGAATCAGGGAGACTTAGGATAATGAAATTAATACGCGAAGTAGTTGAAGATTTAAAATATCTTAAAGAAGAGAAAGATGGCAAGACCTCATTGTTCATAGAGGGAGTCTTTCTGCAATCTGACCTTAAAAACAGAAACGGTAGAGTCTACCCACGCGAGATAATGCAAAGGGAAGTCACCCGTTATGTTACAGAAAGTATCGATAAGAAAAGGGCGATGGGAGAACTAGGACACCCAGACGGCCCAACCATTAATTTAGACCGTGTGTCACATATGATTACTTCATTGAGAGAAGATGGTACGAATTATATTGGGAAAGCAAAGATTCTTGATACGCCTATGGGAAACATCGTCAAAAACCTTATTGATGAAGGTGCCTCCCTTGGTGTGAGTTCTAGAGGTTTAGGAACTCTAAAGGAAAGGAATGGCATCAATGAGGTTCAAGATGACTTCATATTATCCACCGCAGCAGATATTGTTGCTGACCCATCTGCCCCCGATGCATTTGTCAGGGGTATCATGGAGAACAAAGAGTGGGTTTTAGTAGAGGGTGCTTGGACAGAACAGGATATCGACCTCGCAGTTCAGAAAATTAAGAAAACTAATTACCGTGAACTAGAGGAAGCTAAGATGGATGTGTTCAGTTCATTCTTAGACAAGTTATCAAAAATCTAAACTATTATAAATAAATACAGTATAACGCAAATCTCAAAGGAGAAATTAACATGGGCGTAGAAAGCAAAATAAGAGAAATGCTCGCTAAGGGTAAGGAAGTAGAGTCCGCTCTTAACGAAGAATTTCAAGAACTGGACGAGGCTGGAGCTGCAGCAAACCTTACACCAAATAGTACTGGTGGAGATGCGAAGAATCCAACTCAAGGTGATTCAAATGCCAACCCTGCAATCCAAGACCTAAGTGGAACTAGTAATCCCGAAGGTGGATTGACTTCTGAAGTTGGAAAAGCTGCTGCATCTAAGATTGGAGGCGCACCAAAACCTGCTAATTCAGGTGCTGGTAAAGCAACCAACTATAAGGACGGTGTAGATCCTAAGACTGTTGTTGCACAGAAGACTTCTGCTGGTGTTCGGGAAGATTCTGATGTCGATGACGAAGACGTAATCACTGAAGATGAAATCGAGAACGAAACAGTTGTCGCTGAGTCTGAATCAACTGACTTGGAGGACACTGAAGTGACCGAAGAAGAATCAACCCTGTTTGAAAACGACATCCAAAACCTTTTCGCAGACGAAGAACATCTCTCCGAAGAGTTTAAAATAAAAGCTGCTGATTTGTTTGAAACAGTAGTCACCGCTAGACTTTCAAATGAGATAGAGGGCATCCAGAAAGAACTGGAAGAACAGGCTCTAATAGAAAAAGAAACTTTCAAAGAAGATATGGTTCAGAAAATTGACCAGTATCTAAACTATGTTGCCGAAAACTGGATGAAGGAAAACGAACTCGCAATAGAACGTGGGCTCCGCACTGAAATCACCGAAGACTTTATATCGTCTTTGAAAACCGTATTTGCCGAACACTACATCGAAGTACCTCAAGATAAGTACGATGTACTTGGTGAAATGCAAGACGAAATTGAAGTTCTGAAAAAGAAACTCAATGAGTCTGTAGAAGCGCAAATCAGTATCACTGGTCAGAGAGAACAACTGCTTCGCTCTAAGATTATCGGTGAATCAACTGAAGATTTAACACTTTCCGAAAGAGAGAAACTTACTTCTCTGGTAGAGGATGTTGACTTTGGTAGTGCTGAGATGTTTGCTGAAAAAGTAACCGTTGTTAAGGACAACTACTTCCCTAAACAGGGACAAGTTCAATCGTTGACTGAATCGGACAATGTTATGACCGATACTATTGATGAAGAGTACCAAGATGACGGTGGTTCGATTAGTAAATACGCTCAGGCGATTACCAAACAACTTAGAAAATAAGTATTATATAAATAACCTTAACAAGTTAATAACCAAAGAAAGTAAATAGGAGACTACAATGTATCTTTCAGAAGAAATTCAAAAAAAGTGGAGTCCAGTATTGGAACATCCGGATCTGGGTGTTATCAAGGATAGTTACCGTAAAGCGGTAACAGCTATTATTCTTGAGAACCAAGAGAAGGCACTGCGTGAAGAAAAAGGAATTATCAACGAAGCAGTAAATGCAAACAACATGTCAGGTGCTGTTGACACTTATGACCCCATCCTCATCTCATTGGTAAGGCGTGCCCTTCCTAACTTGATGGCGTATGATGTCTGTGGTGTTCAACCAATGACAGGGCCAACTGGTCTAATCTTTGCAATGAAGTCACACTATACTAGTCAAACTGGTACAGAGGCTTTATTCAACGAAGCAGACACAGATTTCTCTGGTGCAGGAACTCACGCTGGGTCTAACCCAGTTGACGGTACTTATACTACTGGTACTGGTGCAACTCGTGACAACGCTGAAACATTTGGCGATGACACTACTCTTAACCAGATGGCATTCTCAATCGAGAAGACTACTGTAACCGCTAAGTCTCGTGCCCTGAAAGCAGAATATACTGTTGAACTTGCACAAGACCTCAAGGCAGTTCACGGTCTTGATGCTGAGTCAGAATTGTCAAACATTCTTTCTCAAGAAATCCTCGCGGAAATTAACCGTGAAGTAATCCGTACTATCTACAAGGTCGCAAAAACTGGTGCTGCATCTACTGCAACCGCTGGTACTTTTGACCTTGACGTTGACTCAAACGGTCGATGGTCTGTAGAACGATTCAAAGGTCTCTTGTTCAACATTGAACGTGATGCCAATGTAATTGCTCAAGACACTCGTAGAGGGAAGGGTAACTTCATCATCTGTTCTTCAGATGTTGCTTCTGCACTTTCAATGGCTGGTGCGTTAGACTATGCTCCTGCTCTTGACACAAACTTGAACGTAGACGATACAGGTAATACTTTTGCTGGTATCCTCAATGGTCGTTATAAAGTATATGTTGACCCTTATTCCGCTAACACTGGTTCTGCTAGTCAGTTCTACTGTGTTGGTTATAAAGGTACTTCACCTTATGACGCTGGTTTATTTTACTGTCCTTATGTGCCTCTGCAAATGGTTCGCGCTATCGACCCTGCTACCTTCCAACCAAAAATTGGTTTTAAGACTCGCTACGGTATGATTGCTAACCCATTCGTAACACAGTCAAACGGAACTACTGATGGTGACACTTTCACTGCTAACCGTAACCAGTACTATCGTTCGGTTAAGATTGCAAACTTGATGTAAACCAAAAAGAAGTTGGGGTTAACCCAACCACTTTCAGAGGGAGACTTTAGGGTCTCCCTTTTTTTTGGCTTAAGATTTGTTATAAATAGGTATAAGACAAGACAAACTTAGGGAGTCAGAAATGGCATTCACACCAAATCCAAATATCGCAGAAGGCAACTTTGCAGCTGCAACGGGAGTAGAACTTGACTACCTCAGACCCAATGGGTTTAAGTTCCAAGTTCATAACATACCCAACGTAGCATTCTTTTGTCAGGGTGCAAACATTCCAGACATGACTTTGGGATTTCCTACACAGAGCACCCCCCTATCTGACATACCATATCCGGGCGACAAACTTACTTTTGGTGACCTAAACATAAGATTCTTGATACAAGAAGACATGACCAACTACACTGAGTTATACAACTGGTTAGTTGGGTTGGGATTCCCAGAGAAACACGCCCAGTTTGGTTCGTTTATTAAGGGTCAGGGATGGCGAACTGGAGGACAGAATACTAAGAAACAAGAATCCATTGGACAGGTTAGTGACGCAAGTCTGTTCGTGTTGGACTCTAACAACAATCCAAAC